CAAAACGAACATTGTGACGGAACTGACTTTCTTCTAGCTGTCCAGCTTTTTTCATCTTCTGACGTTGTGCTCCGGCAATTTTTGCGCCCTTCTCACCGCCACCTGCTTTCTTGGCCAAGGCCTTAAAACCTGTGGTCTTGTTGTTGTGCTTGCCTTCATCGCGTTCCATCATGCTCATACATTCTTTACAGTCACAATCTTTAGGATGCTTCATGCCTTCCTTCATTTTGTGTACACGACCCTTAGTTGGGTTCTTAGGAGCACTGCCGCCCATGGCCTTGGTTAATTCACTAGAATCAAAGTCGGTTTTTTTGCTGGTTGTATCTGGAGTGTCATCATCGCGATCTGGATCACTGCTGGTTGCCTGTGAACCATAGCTCTTGCCTTTGACCACACGACTCTTCATTTGTTCTTTAACTGGATATTCTTTACCACCCACCTTAATCTTTTCGCCAGGTTGAACACCATCTTTCTTAGCATCACGCACTGCCTTACCAAAAGCATTGCCTTCAAGTTCTTTCTTATCTTTCTTGATAGTTTCTTTTACTTTGGCATCCTTGGCGGCTTTTTTCATTGGCTCTTTCTTATTGCCATCTTTGTCCAGATCTAGGAAGTCTGGTTTTGATCCTTTCTTAGCTTCGTTAAGTTGATCAATCTTATTTTTTAGTTGTTTCATTTGTTCGCCTAGCATTTCTTTTATCCTTGTGTTGAGCAACTCTAACATTGCTTTGTCTTTTTGGTATGTTTCATTGGTCAACAAATCATTAACACCTGCTGATCCTTCTTGTTGGAAAATACGTGTACGTAGTTTGTTACGGATGTCTTCCAACTGTTCACGATCATACTTGTTTAAGTTAACACGACTACCAAATTGCTTTTCAATGTTTTCAAGCAACTTAGCACTGGTGATATTTTTATTAAAGTCTGTGGTTTTCATGATAGGTTCCAAAATAGTTTAATGTTATTTATATGAGTTTAACCAGTTTCTCAAAACTTGTCATTATATGGTTTTTAGACATTTTGCGTTTGGCCAAGGCAGTATCATACTTGATTTGGCTAACATCAAACTGTACCAGACTAGTGTCTTTACGTTTTAGAGCACGTTTATATACCTGCTCTTCAAATTCTGCGTAACCATATGCCTTGTCTTCATTGATCAGCTGATCATCTTTAGATTTACCTAGAGCTAGATTGTTGGCCAGGATCACTGCTGTCTGTGGCAAATTGATTTGATCTACCACGGCTTCATGTGTATGATCCAGTATGGTATAAAATCCATCGTGTTTGTGTACCACTGTGAATCGGTCAAAACTCACAGTCCCGTCATTATTTTTGACAGGAATAACAAAGCCTTTTTGACGTAGTTGTTGTTTAACATTGCGTCCTAGAGTGGCTAATTTTTTATAAAGATCGTCAGTTAGAGGTTTCATGTAAGTTTTTGATCAGTTGGCTACTGTCTTTACTTAGTGAATATACGCCCTTGCGAACTAAACTTTGAGCGAGCCATTGGTCGTGATCGTCTAGTCCTGTTAGTGAAATGTTGGTGTCGTGTTTTTTAATGAAGTGATTTTCTTCATTAGTGATGGCTATGTTAACCCCTGATAATAATTGATGTATTTTCATACTTTTACTGGGGTTTGTGCGTTTTGTTGATTAGCGGCAGCTTGTTGATTTTTCTGTTGATTAGTAGCCGCTGTTCTAAACACAGATTTAAGATTGTTGGCTGTTTGTGGATTTTTTTCAGTGGCACTTAATGCCGGCATCATGGCCTTCAATGCCTTAGCTGCCATGGGATTGACATTGTTGTTAGACATGGCATTTGGGTCAGTTAATGTCTTGGCCAACACACTTGAATCAAAATCTTGCCCACCATTGGCGGCTTTGATGGGATCTTTTAAACTGTTCAAATTTGATTTGACCTGTGCCAGTTGCGCTGGATCAAACTCTTGATTTGGTTGTCCAGGCTTATTAGGTTGCCCTAGCTTATTGGGTTGATTTGGCTGTGTGCTATTAGGAGCAGGATTAGATCCAGTTTTTGGCAACCCGTCACTGTGTACGAGATCTGTGGTAGATCCGATAGTTCCTATGGCCTCGACCAATTCATGTATTTTCATATTAATGCGTTTTTTGTAAAACTACTACAATTAATCCTAATACGCCAGTAATAACTGTACCAGCTGTTCCAATAAGAACTTTGGTCATGCTAGAGTGGCCGTCTTCAATTAATTTTTTTAGATCACCAAATTTACCTTCAATAGAGGTAAGGCGTTCATCTAAACTTTTGTAGCGTTGGGCACATAAATCAACGTGTGCTTCCAAATTAGTTTTTTCTATATCAATTATTTCACCAGTGGACATTATGTCTCTCCTTTAGTTATATATTACGGAGCCTAAATTGTGCCTTGGTGTGCCTTGATTAATGTGTTTTTGGTGGTAATGTCTTTACATTCAAACATTGCCTTATCTATATTTATTGTTTCTGTTAAATTTTTAATAATTGGTACACCATTAATATCAGTTACCAGATAGGCCAAGGCATTACCTTCCTGATCGGTATATACACCCTCACGATCTGGCGTAAACGTAAAAGTCCATACCTTGTGTTTACCTTTGTAATCTGTGCCAAATCCCATGTCTTTAATTGATACTTCCTCCACAACTGGAGAAGATTCATATATCACAATACTACGTATTTCAAGACACTGGAGTAAAGTAATGAAATTTCTATTTTGATCTAATTCTAATTGACTGCCTTGATTGGGCCTAGATACCTTGGTTTGAGTAATATCTATCAATGTTTTAATTTCTATGAGATCCATAAAGTACCTATTTTATGTATTTATGGTCATAAAAAAAGGCTCTTAAAAAAGAGCCTTTAGTTGTTTTATCTAACGAAAAATTAGAATGTTGTTTTTGTAACTGTTGTGTTAGCCATTGTGTAACCTTGGTATGTGTTACTATCAGCAGCCATCAAAGTTGTCAAGTATGTAGCAAATGCGCTACCAGTACCTGGAGCACCGAAGCTAGCATAGTCGTCAGTACCATAAGCACCACCTAGTGCAGCAACAGCAATGTTAACTGTAGAAGTTGTTCCAACTACTGGAGTACCGATGATTTCAATACTTGTCTTAGCTTGGATTTTTTCTAAAGCAACTGCTAGTGGGTTACGTGCGGCAACTGCTGTACCTTGTGTTGTATCAGCACCGTAGAAAATTGTTGCTACGCCGCCAACGCTAACAGTTGATGTACTTGCTGTATCGCTAGTCTGCAAGTTGAAGTTTGGGAATGTGATTGTGTAAAAGTCAAGTGTAACACCATTCTTGAAAAATGGGGCTTGTACTGCTTCGTTCTTTTTGTAAATTTGTGCCATTTTAGCATCTCCTTATCTTTTTAAAGCTCCACCCTGGAACTCGTATGCAATTATTTATCCACTTTGGAAAAAAACGCAGATTAATCTTCGTCTTTTACATCGCCGTCTACAATGTGTAGGTGTTTAAGAGTTTCTTTATTGTCTCGCAATTTACGTATGCTACGGGTGAATTTGCTGGCATCTCCACCTCTAATACTATTGATAAGTCTACGTTCTAATTCGTAGGCTTCTTCTGGATTGAAATTTTCCTTTATCAAAGCAAGTAGATTAATGGCACTGTTGATAACATGTGTGGCACGGGCTTCAACTATGGCTTCACCGTTTTTACGTTCTGATATGGAGTTTAATTCTTCTAATAAACTACGTGTGGCTCTTTTCAAAGCAGTTTCCTTATTGTTCTAATATTTAGTTAATTGTAGCACAATAATCTGGAAAAATAAACCATTGTTTTTTATCTTGTTGTAATATACACTGATATAAATACTCAGTAGAAACACTAGTATGGTTTCTACTAATTGACACACAGTAAAGGAGACACAAAATGTCAAAACTATTAAAAAAACTTATCCAGTTTTTAACAACTCCACCAAAAAGTGGATTAGAATTATATATTGAAAGTAAACGCCCAAGCAACGCGGCAGAAGTAGATCATTATGCTCGTGAATACAGTTATCGTAACACAAACTGGAGGCACGGACTATGAAAAAGTTTTTTAAAGATGTATGGGAAACCATTAAACTTATTCAACAACTTCGGGCAGAAGCAATTGTCAAAGGTCATAACTGGTATTAAATCATGCTTAAGACAGTTAGACGTGTGTTACCACACGAATATTCCAAATATCGTCAGCATCTTAAACAACTTGACGCAGAATCTAAGATACTACGCTTTGGGTTTCCAACTAACGACACAGTCATTGACTCACTTTGTGATAAGTTTGAAGCCAATACTTCACAGCATATTCTCTTTGCTATAGAAGATATTAATTTAAATTTTGTTGCTGTGGGACATATCTCCCTAGCTGGTGAAATGGAATTAGCATTTTCTGTTCTTAAAGAATACCAAGGGCAAGGTATGGGAAACCTATTGATGAAACGCTGTATACAGTGGTGTCGTACCAAAGGTATACTTGAAGGTTGTATGGTATGTCTAAGTTCCAATGCGGCCATCAAACACCTATGTAAGAAACACGGTATCAGCATGACTAGCGAACATGGAGAAACATTGGCTACAATTAAATTTGACCAGCCTGATGTTACTACCTATGTTAATGAAGTCACCGACAGCAATCTTGCTGTTATAGACTACTTGGGCAAAAGAGTTTTAAATCCGCTTGCTTTAGTTGCTTAAAGTCTATATACTAAATACTTAGGCAGTAAAGTAACTGCTTACACAGACATTACACACATAAGGAGAAATAAAATGTCATTTGAAACACCTAAACTTCCAGAAGTTAAATTTAACAAAAATGGATATGAAATCCGTTCAGACATTCTAGCAATGGCTAAGGACCTAGTACAAAGCGAATACAGCATGAAATTCCAAGGTTGGGAAATGTCAGCTAAACGTGATGAAAAGACTGGACAAATTATAACACAAGTTGGTATGCCAGAATTTCCAGGTTTGGACAAGGTTCTAGAAACAGCAGAAAAAATGTACGGCTTTGTAAACGCTACTGCTAAAACAAAATAAATATAATTTTAAAATAATATAAAGTGGCATAGCCATTATAACATTATCGTAAAAATCCCCAGCTTGTCTGGGGATTTTTTTAATCTGTAATAGGATGACTGCCTAGGTATTCAGGATAATTTTTATTAAAATGCCGCATCACGATGCCAGCAATAGCATGTGCTTGATTTTCTTGTGGACTGCCTGTACGTCCACTGTCATGTTCTAATTCATGCTCAGTATCTTGTTTATAGTGTACTAACTCATGAGCTACTGTGCGTAAAATATCATTAGGGTGACGATTCATTAGAGCCACATAAAGTACGTGTTCGCCATTTTCATATTTGCCAAAAGTGGGTTGATGACTGTCATGTATGTGTGCTTCAAATTTTATTTGAGGTAAATGATCCAATCCAATATAACGCATAGCCAATGGTAAAAACTTTTTAAACATTTCCATGAAGTTATCTTTATGATGTTTCATTGGAATTCTACTCTCGTGAAGTGCTGTATTACCTTCTGGTCCTACATAGATTGCTCTAAAGTCTATATTGGGATATTCGTTTTTTAATTCTTTAAACACTGATAAGTTACTGCGACTGTCATCATACAAACGAATGTGATCATACTTGCCAGTGTCAGCATATCTACGAACATAAACTGCTTTCTTTTCAGCAGGAATAGCATCACCAGGTAAGTTTCCAGCACGGTGTACATGTACACGACTCATGTCAATACCAAGATCGCTGAATGTTTTTAAGAATAAATTTTTGTTATCAAAATCAGCACGGGCAGTAAGCATGATAACTTCACTGTTAGCTGAATGATTTAATATAGTTTTTAATTTTTTAACCATGGGCTCAATAGGTTTACTTTCTCTATTGAATTTTTCAGCATCTCTAAATTCACCAAAATCAAACTCTTCGCCTGGCTGTAGTTCGTAGTTGTTAAATTGCTGATTGGTTAATTCTCGAACAACATGTCCATCTCGTACTACTTTGATTTTGGCAGTGGTATGAAGTAGAGTATCGTCTATATCAAATATGACTAGACTTTTTTTAGGTTGGCTGAATTCTTTGGCTCGCATAGTGTATTTATTAGTGCCGGTTACTTTATCCGGCTCCAAGTAACGCCTGGAAGTTCAATTGCGCGGACGCCTGGGCAAGCAAGCTCGCCCCCGTGACGACAACGGTCCCTAAGGTGGGGTTAATGCGGATACGGGATACCAGCTAGCCCGCATCCTAATCTTGTCAGCCCTTCATACAGGGCTGTAAGGATTCCTAGGCCTATCCGACCCATCGTCTTCAGGATAGACTGGATAGTCATTGGGATTAGTCGGCTGATGCGTTAGCGCCACATTTTTGACGTTTGGCATTGGTCAACGCTCCGAAATCCACACTCCATTCTTTGCCTGGAGCAAGTTCAACTGCGCCCTGTGGGAAAGCAAACTGTACACCAGCTGTTTGTTCAATCTGTTGGATTGGCAAACGGAATTTGGTCAAGTCATTGCCTAAATTTGGATAAGGAGCAACATGTGGGAAAGCCCAGCCAGCGATTTCTTTAGTTTGATTGTTGACGACAATCTTGTAGAAACCATGTGGAACTACAACACCTTTACCAATAGTTTTATCGCCAGCACCATATACACCGCCTACATAAACTGTATAGCTTTGGTTACGTTGTACTGCCCAACCACGTACACTTGTTTCTAACAATTTCCAAATACCACGATTCAATGAACCAGCCTGTGGGCTCATGTTGGTCATTAGGAAACTTTCATATTCTACTTGCGGATCCCAAGATAAATCGCCATCCGGTGACATGTGTCCTTTATCATACCCAGTACCAGCATAATCAGCAGGTGTAGCACCATTAGGAACAGACTGATCGGCAGCAAAAGCATTAGTACGAGCCACGCAGCCAAGAGCGTTTTGAGGAAGAAGTTCATAAGTCACATATTTAGGTAATTTGGCAGCGGCATCATAACCTACTAGATATGCTTGACGGCAAATAGGTTGAACACCTGCTGTTTGTGGAAATCCATATGGAGCATGAACGCTACAGGTTTTTGGATCTTGTGGAGCACGTTGAGTCCAAGCATTAGCTTGAGTGCCTGTTAGAGCTACTAGAGCCACGAACAAGGAAAGTAATAGTTTTTTCATTTTAAAGTACCTTTTTAAAGTTGGTACTTTATTTATTACCTTCTCACAAAGTGATAATCACCATCCGGTCCGTTATCGCAGAATATACCCTTACATTCAAAACCACAATCGCTCATAAATTGTATGATTGTGTCTTTCAACGGGGCGCCTTTATTATACTCTACCTGTTGAAGCTCTAAAATAACATGTTTGGCATTTTGTAAAGCAAGTCCTGCTCCCATTAATACATCAAGCTCTGCTCCCTGTACATCCATTTTAATTAGATCTGGTAATGGGAATTGCTTTTGTTGTACAATAGTATTCACAGTGGTTGAACGCAATTTACGTCTATGGGCTTCGGTATACAATACATCAGCGCCACTGCTTAGTTCACTATTTTCTCTATAGTAGCTGTTACCGCCAGGATTCTCTACGTTTTCATAGAAGTCCAATTCTTTACCATCTTCGTTACTTAACAAACCAACATTGTATCGCATGTTACGTTCTTTGTATAAGAACTCTGTGGCAGTCATAGCTTCAAAGGCAATATACTCGGGTTCTGGCCATACTGTCTTGGCCGCATCAGTCCAGTGTAGAACACAGGCACCAATATCATAAACAACCTGCGGAACAAAGTTATATTCTTCTCTAATTCTACGTAAGTAATCTACATGAGTATTTGGCATTAATTTATGCGATCCCAAATAGCGTAGTCTTGCTGTCACAGGATCTTCATCAGGCAGTGCTGGTATATTATTGTCCACAGTGAATGTGAAACTGCCAATATGTCGACATTGGATACTAGGATCGGCATAGATCTTAAATCCCTTATCACGTGCCTTGCGACAGAAGTCATTATCTTCGCTGATAGTGTGTGCGTGGTCAATGGCGCTGTGATATTCAAACTGTGGATAGCCAACTTTGGCAAACACTTCACGCTTAACTAGCACACAACCAAATCCACAGCCAGCTATTTCAACTAGACTGCGACCTTTTAATTTTTCATAGGGCATGTTGCTTACACCACCATGAGCATTAGGTTCATAAATTTCTAACACATGACGGTCTGGCTTGCGTTGAATATACAGTCCACTGACCATGTCCTTGTCATGTGCCAACAACTTTTTAAGTGTATCACGTTCAAAGGCAATATCACTGTCCACGCTGAACAAATAGTCAAATCCACCCACAGTCCAGTGCGCTATTAGATTGCGTACTTGGTCAATGTTGTATCCATAGAAACATTGGAACTCTGCTATATAGCCATCAGGAATTTCCAAATCATAGATAGATTTAAATGTTTCTGTTTCAATATTCTTAGCAGTGGGAATACCAATTAGAATACGTTTAGGATTGGCCTTGTTGGGTTTGACCTGTACCACAGGAGTTTCCACAGGCTTGTACATGTCAATTTTGGCCTGTTCATAGATTGGACGTTCGCGTTCTAAAAAACCATTGGTAATAGTTTGATCCTTGGTAGTGGCCGCAAACTGTGTGTAATGGTCCATGTTGGCAATGATATAATTTGTACGTCCTCGAGCCAATTGTAGATCAAACGCATAATTATCGCCAAAGTAAATATCTAACCCTTGAGGAATTGGAGTCCATACTGCTTTGTTAAAGAAGAATAAACAGCCATAACCATAGGTATGTTGACCCGTCCAAGGCAAAATATCAATGGTCTTGGTAGTCACTGGCGGTTGTTCAAACACATCAACACCTGGACACAGTCCAAATAAACCTGTGTCCTCAGTCATTAAATCTTGTAGGCGTAAAAACACATCTGTGTCAAACACAACATCATCATTGAGTACACAGATATGGCTGTAACGACTTTGTTCAACACCAAAATTCCAAGCAGGATTTACATAGATGTTTCGACCAAAGTCATACATGCGAATCTTAGGATGCTGTAGCCCTGGTGGTGTTTTGGTATTGTCATTGTTAATGATAATGACTTCGCCCACAGCTTCGTGTTCACAAAGAATGTCAACAAATTTAACAAACTGATCAGCCACTTTCCACATAGTAGGAACAATGATACTATATTTCTGTATGCGAGTCTTGGCCAGGATGTCGTTGGCATTAAGAGTTTGTAGATCCGCATTGACCTTATAGTCATTCAACGGACTAATGTCGTTGTAATTATATACAATGTCCTGTAGGCACTTGACCTTTTCAGGCCTTGCTTGTTCAATTGCGGCATAGAATAGTGCGCCATCTCCGCCGGCCTTGTACCATTGACCATTGCTGTCAGTAAACATGCGATCTGGTATGCCATTTATCAAATATCGTTTAAATGTTCTCAGATGCGTATAGGGCATGTTCCAATTGAACTTGTGCTTGCGATAGGCCTTGCTCTTTTTAATATGTTCAGGATAAGGTTGACTGATCAAAGGAATATTGTCAACCATGCTCCAGCATGATCCATAGGTGAATTCTGTAGATCCATCATAGATATTATTATAGTAATTAAAAATACTATTATCATTGACTAGGCTATCATCACCATCCAGTATCATAACAATGGCATTGGGATTGGTAATTCTACGAATGGCTTCAACTTGATTACGTGGTGCTCCCTTGTTTACATCGTTTCGAATAACGCTGAAATGTTTGAACACTTCCTTGGGCAATGCGTAGACTGCTTCCACAGCACGATCAAATCCATTATCAGTACTACAATCATCAATTAGGATATGGTGATAATTTTCATAGTCTTGTTGTGCCACACTTTGGATACAGCGTCCAATGTATTCTTCAGCATTGTAGAATGTACTGATAACAATGATCTCTTGTTCAGTGCTAGGCTTGTAATCCTCCAATTCAACAACATTGTGGAAACGTCTATTGTAGATTTTGTGTAGACGATGATTAATCTTGGTAACTTCTCTATAATCTTCACGGCTTAGATATTCGCCGCACTTACGGAACATCTGTTGACGCCATTGACGAGCCACACTATCCCATCCAGCAATGTCCTTAATGATATTACAGTAGTATTGTTTTTGTTGATGTAGATATGGATTACGATATGCTTCCACCACAGTCTTAACAAACTGCTCTACTTGCTGTGGAGTGTTAATATGTGGGAACAAGCCGTTGGGTTCAACAGCATAGTCAATCAAGTAACAGGCTTTCTCGATGGCAATTTCTTCTAGCCCACCAAATCGGCAAGTAACGCTGGGCGTGTTGTATAGCAAACTTTCCAATGTACTGA